AGAGTTTCCAAATGGTACAAACTCAGCATTCTTAGAAGGAATGTATGATCTTGTCTCTGGTGCAGGTTTTGTTGCTGCAGGTGCTTCATATGCTTTGAGTATCTCATTAGCAGTTAAGCACCACTTACCACGACCTACCTTCTGAAGGCGAGAGATTTTGTTCATGCGTTTTGTGACACTCTGAACTTTTACACCAAGGTGTGCTGCAGCAGACTTAACGTTCTCTGCAGATATGTCTGAACCGAACTGCTTGAAGTATGTGAGTAGTTCGTCTTCTGTGAATTTTGCTTGGAATGGCATGGTTTTCTTTGTTGTCTATACACATAGTATAGCATGCATTGTATAAGAAATGAAGCCTTGAGTGGACACCTATTTTATTGTCACAAGATAACAAAGGGTTTTGGTTTATCAAATAATACATTATCTATATAATGTTTTGCCCAAGTTGGGTCAAACCATGAACCCAGTACTGCTTCAGTTTTTTTATTTTGTTTTTGTTGCTGACAATAATATACCTGATCTTGATATCTATCATAGGTAGCATCTATATCCATACACTTCTCTGCCTTACTTACTGCATTTACATATACTTGAAGATACTCTTCCAATAATTGCACATACATTATCTGTTCAGTTTGCTTATGCAATCTCATAAACTTACAATGAGGAGAAAATATATCTGCCCACTCAGGTAGTTTACGGAAATCAAAATCCATATATCTTTCACTTATTGGTTTTATATCTTTATAGAACTCTCCCCTAACTCCTTTTACAGGAGATATATCTACGATAGCAGCAGTGACTATACGATTGTTTGCTATTATATCACATCCAAAGATAGGTAATTTATATCTGGGTTCTGGAAATAATACACAGTGAAGTACATCTAAGTATTTTGTTTTACAAGTTTCTAAATGTATCTTTCTAAGACCAGTGCATGTCCACATTTCATTATTAATGACGATATCATCCTTAACAATACTTCGGTAAGGATCTTCTGGTAAGTGTTTTACATCAGGGAGACCACTCGTTATCTTACGAATGGTCTGTGCAACGTCATCAACAATCATGCTATCTGTGCAATGAATCTATTTAGAATGGTTTTGTTCTGCATCTTTGAACTCATGTGCTTTTTGAATGCTCTGTTCAACTCTGCTCTGGTTGCTTCAACACCTTTCTGTTTGATTTCTAGTTCCTCAGAATCTGAACCATTGTTTCTATCAGGCATAAAGAATGCTTCATTGAAACCTGCATCATCTACGATAGAGATAAACTTCTCTTTCTTCCATAACTTATCATACTTTTGAATGTCATCAAAGTTATCAGTAATGTTTCTGATTACTCTGTTTACTTCAGACTTAGAGCATAAACGAATACCTATCCAGTTGTAGTCTGTGATTGATCTCATGTATGATACGATCTCTTTAGTGGTTAGGTAAGGACTACCATTAAGACGTTTCTGATAACCAGTTGCCTTATCACGAAGAACGAATACATGAGAACTACTGCAAACGTTTCTTGAACGTAGTCTATCATCATCTTCATCCCAAGATTGTCTAGTAGTATAGTTCATTGGATTTGCTTCACCATCAGTTAAGCATACAACATTTACTTTCTGAACTTTCTCTTGTGCTTTCATTTGTGCAACGATTGTTTTTGCACAGTAGATTGCTTCTGCTAGAGGAGTACCACCAAGACCATACTTTTCACATCCTTTGATGTTGTAGTTGTTCATTGAAAATACTTGCATATAAAGTGCTTTCATAGAACTCTCTAGTGATCTATTGTTCTGTCTTGATGAAAGGAACTCAAGTAATCTGAAATCGTCACCAACTGCAAGTTGATGTTCTTGATGCTCAAAACCCTCATGTAAGTATGAACCAAATCTATAAGAAGAATGATATCCACTCTGGAAACCATAGACTCTGAAAGGAATGTTTGCTTTCTTACAGAACCATACTAGGTTGTATGTTTGCTTAAGTGTATCAAGTAAGCACTGACTCATAGAACCAGACCAATCAAGGAACATAACAAGACCATGATTCTTACCATCAGGTATTACTGTAATCTTCTTGAAGATATCCTCTGTCAACTTGTACTTGTATAGAGATTGAGTATTGATAACACCAGTTTTAGATGTTGCCTGTCTCTTGTACTGGTCAGCAGACTTCTTCATTTCAAATTGCTTAAGAAGATAGTTTACTGTCTTACCAGTTGACTTCTTGAATTTTAAGTAGTGGTCTTTAGAAAAATCAATTGCTGCTTTTTGCTCTTTGATTTGATGTTGTCTCCAATCACTATTTTCTGTTGGGTCTAAGTCTTTGTTGTACTCATCATCAAAATGTTGTATTAGATCTTCTTGAATTTTTTTGTGTCCAATAATAACTTTGTTAATATCTTTGATCTTAGGTAGTGAAAGATAAACCCACTCTCTTGAATCTTCATCAACAAGAGACTCAATAGATTCTGCTAGTGCTTCCTCTGTGACACACTCTGTTTCTTTTACTGTTGTAAAATCTGTTCCTAGAGTAGTGCCACCACCTATTTGCTCACCTGTAGTTTGTGTATCATAGTCTAGTCCCTCGTCTTCATAGTCATCATCAAAGTCTATCTCATCCTCTCTTCGATCTGGACTACCTTGAGAGTCACCATCTTCTCCCTGTCCTTTAGGTGCAGGTTGCTTTTCACCTAACTCATACTCACCATCACCATCTTTCTCTCCGTTGAATGGTATCTCTGGAAGTTCTGTCTCATCTACTTTCTCTTGATCTTTCTGCTCTGCACGATCCATCATATCACGTGCTAGGTCTAGTACATCTTGAAAAGTTTTTGTAGTTGCTGCACGATCTACCCATACCTGCTCTTCTGAATCAAAGTCTAGTGATGAATTACCTTTGAAGAATAAATTCATACGATCAATCAAAGATAGTTGCTCTATATCGTCATCTGATACACCGAAGAACCCATCATTCCATAACTCTTGATAACCTTTGAAGAATGTATTACGAAGACCAGGATACTTGACTTTCATCATACGTTCGATACGTGCATCCTCAAGAACATTTACGAATGATCTATCTGCACCATTTAGTTTGTCTGCAGGTGTGAATAATGCATGACCAACCTCATGTCCTACAAGTAAATCGTATACTGTATTAGAAGCAGACTTCCAGATAGGAAGACATAAGATACGTTTCTCTACATCAAAGTATGCTGTAGTGACTTTACGATGTTCGATTGTAAGGTTCTCTGTTGCAAGTAGTTTTGCAAGTTGTCCTTTTACTTCTTGGTTGATTAGCATGGGTGTCTCGTCTATACCCATATTATAGTACCTTTAGATGTGTTTGCAAACAAAAAGTGGACACCTTATAAATCGTCCACCAATTTAGAGAAGTCGTTGATCTTTTCAAATCTTAATGTCCTATGAAATTTTTCAATAAGAATGTCACCTTTGTGTGATATAACAAAGATGTTCGTATTGTTTCCTAACGTTCCTAGTATAGAAAGCAATGCGTTTGTACTATCAGCATCAAGAGAACTATCAAATACCTCATCAAGAATCAACAGATTAGTTGCTGCTGAGTTCTTCATACGTGCTACCTCTCTCCATGTAAAGAGAAGTGCTAAGTCAATCTTTTGTTTTTCACCCTCTGAGAATGATGCATAACAAAAATCATCTCTAAAACGACTCTTGATCTCTTCATTAAACTCCTCATCAAGAGTAAAGTTAACAAAGAAATCCATACTGTGCAGATATTTATTGATAAGTTGATTAAAGATTGGTACATATTTCTTGATTATACGACTCTTGATGCCACTATCTTGTAGTAAACTTCTTACTGTATGATATTCATCTATCTTCTGTGCTACCTTACCACAATCAATCTTAGTATCTTCAAAATCATCTACCAATGTTTTTAAAACATGTTCTTCTTTCTCAATCTTAGGTGCTGCAACTAGATTACTAAGTTCTTTTTCTATTGATAGATTCTCAGAATCTAATCTTATAAGATCTCTATCGAATGTAGATATCTCAGTGCGTAATTCATGAGCTTTCATTGATAACATATTGGCTTCATCTAAGATAGAAACTACATCTTCAATAGCTTTTTGTTCTTTCTTTAGCTTCTTTGCATAATCAACCCCACTGGTAGTCAGTGACTCTATCTTTCCCTCTTTAAATTCTGTACTTATTGTTTGTGTGCATGTAGGGCAAGTATCATGTGATTTAAGAAACTTCATCTCCTTAGATACCCTTTTCATCTCAGATTTTAAATCTGCTGTCTTAGATTTAAGGTCAGATAATATGTATTGATGTGATTCTGTATCAATCAGTTGCTTATCGAGTACACTGAGTTCATCTTTTCTTTGGGATTGATCCTGTTCAATACTCTCAATCAAGGCTTTATTTTGTACTACTTTATCTTCTTTCTCTTGCCTTCTAACACTGTTTACTTCTCTTAAGGATTTTATAAGTTTTTCCTGTGATTTTAACCTCTCTTCTGCTATAGATAGAAGGTTGCTACAATCTTTACTTTGTTGATATGCTACTTTGTATCGATCTTTTAAGATCGTATTCATGTGCGAGAAGATCTTGATGTCGAGTAGATCTTCGATAACTTCTCTCCTGTTAGGTGCGGTGAGTTGCATGAAGGGGACAAATGTGGATGAACCCAAGATGACGACTTGTGTGAAGGACTTGAAGTTGAGTTTGAGAATACTCTGTTCGAGATATTTCTGGGTATCCTTAGTCGCAGCGTCCTGATCAACCAACTTATTGTTTTTGTAAAGCTCGAAAATATTCGGTTTGATTGCTCTGAATACACGATACTCATCCCTCCCTATACTAAATGTGACTTGTACCTTAGTTCCTTTTTCATTTATACTATTTACCAGTTGACTCTTACTTATCTTTCTAAAAGGTTTATTAAATAAAGCAAAACACAGGGCATCTAACATAGTAGATTTACCTGCACCATTAGATCCGACAATAAGTGTCGCATCTGCATCATCAAGTTGGATGTCAGTCCATTGATCGCCAGTAGAAAGAAAATTCTTCCATGCGATCGTTTCAAATACAATCACTATTTTTTATCAGGGAATATTTTAGGGGGAGGGACAACTAGGTCGTTTGATTTTATTACCATATAACGATATCCATGAGATCCACATTGGACTTCAATCATTTCATCTTCTACTTCTTGTATGAGTAGTTCATGATCTGTATCATTAGCAATAAGCATGTCATGGTATCTTTGACAATCAGATTCCTCTTCAAAACATTGAACAGTTTTTTGATTATCTTTGTTTAGAACGGAATAGATACCGCCCGATTTTTTATCTGTTAATACGAACATTAAATTGCTGATGCCTCCATGTATAGAGATCTCATCACACTCTTCACATTATCTTTACTTACTTGTAGATCTATCTCATCTATGTAGGTATCGAGTAATGTTAAAGTGTCTTCAGTTTCTAATACATCAACACCAGTTCCTGCAATACTAAGATCTTCTACAATCTTAAGATCTGCAATGTTCATATCTTGCAAACGTTTAACTGCATAGTCAAACTTAGCATAGTCACCTTTATCTTCTACGATGAGTTTGACGAATGTTCCTTCGACATCTCTTTCGTTTGGGAGACTAACTCCATTATTATAATACAATTTAACAAAAACGTCAAAGGGATTCCTATAATGAGTAGTCTTAAGAGTAGTCGTATCAAAAACATGGAAGCCTCTTTTACATCCGAAGTCATTCCAGTAAAGTTGGTAGGGATTTCCAAGATAATAAATGTTGTCTTTATGTGATTTAGAATGATAGTGTCCTGTAAACACTTTCTTAAATTTTTTAAACACAGAATGATCCATACCACGTTCCATGACATGACCAGGATGTGCTTCAAAACCATTGAGTTCTAAATGACCCATACACACTGTGCTTTTGGATTGTTTGATTGCTCTAAATGTTTCCTCAAGATTATCATCACATATCCAAGGAAGACATAGAACATCAAGATCATCATATGTAATGTTGGTTGGTTCCTTAATTACATGAATGTTATGGTATTCACCTAGAAGTTCATCTGGTGCATTGACTCGTAATGTATTCTTATAATATATGTCATGATTACCTACAAGCATATCCATTCTGACACCCATTTCTCTTAGAGGGTCAAACCACATCTCTCTACATTCATCTAGTGAATTAAAATTTATAGACTTACGTTTATCAAACGTGTCACCTAAACAAAAGATATGTTCTATGTTATGTGCTTTTATAAAAGGTATGACAACTTTACCATAAAACTTTTTGTAGTGATTGATAAAGTGTTTGTTATCATTACGAACACCAAAGTGTTGATCAGTTATCAGCAATAATTTCATCGCTTTTGATTCATCTCCACTCTGTTCTTAATTTGATTATAGTCTGCACTTGCGTCTCCGTCAACACTAAAGACATGATCGTATCCAGATTTCTCTAGAATCTTATCTTTAATATCCATCTGACGTTTCTCCTTTGCTATACGTCTTAGAAATGCATAATACACTATCTGAGTAAAATATGCAAATGGATTTCTTGATTTAGTAGGATCAAAGTTATCAATGTATTGTATACAATTTTCTATACCATCACAAACCATATCATCCTTATACATGTAATTGATAAAGTTTGGTCTGTATGATAAGTGTGTTGCTATTTTTAAAAAGCACCCACCGATATAATTGTTGACGCGAGGTTTTGGGAGACCCTTCGCTTCGGCAATATCAACTTTTTCTTTGTACTTAATAATTGCCTCAAGAAATTTTTTGTTATCAACGTAGTGTTGTTTTTTCTTGGTGCTCGCTCGTGCAGCCATATATTTCCTCTTGGATACTTTATTATAGCAGGACTTGACAAACTTGTCAATTTGCTGTACACTAAACCGTGTAGAGGTTTCTGAATATATTATTTACCTTTATATATTTTTTCAAATAAAGTTCTTGCATTATCAATAGAACCCAAATACCCCAGATGTTTGTTGGGATCTTGTTCCATTTTTTCTCTTCTGCTATCAGGTGACTCGCCCTTCAGATATGATTCATACATGAATATACATTGTTTAGACATAGCAGATATTGTTAGTATATCTTTTTCTCTTATCACATAAAAATTTTCATCAGACAATTGCATCCACTTAGAAAAACCAATGCCTCGTGCCAATCTGTCTCCATCTAATTCTTTTTCCACCATCTGCACTGCTATTGGGTTTTGTATAAAACATAAAGTTTCATTACCCTCATTTGTTAACACAGCTTTACCTAACACTTCCTCACCACTTACGAGTTTTAGTACTCCGTAAAATTCTTCTTCGTGTTTGGCGTAACTAATCATCTTTGAGTTTAACATCTATGATCTCATAATCAAATTTTTCTTCATTATAAATTTTAACTCTTTCTAACAAGTGATTCAATGTGTAATTGTTTCCTTTGTCAGTGGATATGTCATCAGCAATATCATAAAGAGTTGCTTTTGATTTGTTGTCTCCTTTCCTAAGAACTCGTCCAATGCTTTGTAAATTACGAATACGAGATTTAGAAGGAGAAGCAAATATAACATTGTGTAGATTACGAATGTTTATACCTGTGCTGAATGTACCATAGGATGCAACGATAATAGAATTATCTGATTTCTCGGTCAACAATCGAATTTCTTCTCTGTCTTCCGTATCTACTCCTCCATGTACAAAATATACAGGTCTCTCTGTATCACTATTTATCATATTATATAAAGGCAGACCATGTTTTTCTACGTAGTTAAATAGAATTAGTGTATTACCTTTGAGATCTTTTGCTAGGTTTTTGATAAATTTATTTCTAGGTTCATGCTCGACAAGATAATCCATCTCGTCTTGATATCCTTCAAATAATTTTTCTTTATGTTTTATTAGTACAATTTTTACTTTTAATTTAGAAAGATATCCTTGTTTCATTAACTCATTAGTCTTTGTCACCTTAGAGCATTTACCGAAAACTCCCTCCAACACTAACTGATTGACGTTAGCACCATCTAATGTACCAGTAAAACCTATACGATATTTACAATCGTGGAGTTTACCCATGAGTGATGTTAAAGACTTTGCTTTGAATAGATGTGCTTCGTCACCTATTACACAGTCAAATTTATCAAACCATTTCTTAGGTTCTTTGTATATTGATTGCCATGTGGAAATCACTACATCATGTTCCGTATATTTCTCTGCTCCTGCATAAAGTTTATGGCAATGATGACCTACATTCCAACCATATTCTTTAAAATCTTTATACATTTGTTCCACAAGAGATGTTGTGGGTACAACTATTAATACATTTCTGTCCGCATTAATATGGTATCTTACTAATGAATAGATCATCAAGGATTTCCCGCTTGCAGTTGGCGACAATAGGAGTCGTCTGTTGTATTTCAGGCATTCGTATATTGCTTGATATTGGTAATCCCTCACCCTATGATTCAAGTGTAGACTCTGTACAAATGAAGCAACTCCCTCAGGAGTAATTAAATCATTTGTTTCTTGAGGGTGACCATAGAAATCATCTTCATCTAAAACATAATCATACCCTTTCTTTTCTGCCCACTCGGTAAGGTAATCTATTAGACCACAATATATCTCACCATTAGCAGGTGAATATAATCTTATCTTTCCATCCCATCCTTTATATCTTCTCGTCTTCTGCATGTACTTTGCAGACTCTACCTCGAAGGTAAAAAAATCTGCCAGTTCGTAATTTACATGAGGTTGTGCTTCAATCTTTAAATAGACTTCATTTTTCTTTATAATTTTGAGGTCCATCATTTGACTTATGCCACTATATTATATATTAGACCTATCGCATCCCCATTTCTTAACTTCCATTGAATTAAAACGATCTTGCATATATCTTATTACTGCTTTATAATCTGTATCTGGATTACATGAAAATAGATCACACCTAGCAACATTATCTTCTGGCCATGTGTGTATGCTTATGTGACTCTCTGCAAGTAAAGCATAACCAGTCACACCGTGTGGTTCAAACTTGTGAGTATCAACTTTTAGAACTTCTAATTTACCAATCTTTGCTGCCTCTATCAAAGTTTCTTTAATATACTCCTCATCATTTAATGGAGCATTCATTAGACATTCTTTTAAATCAAACAGTACGTGCTTCATAATCCGTTTTGAAATTTAGTCCAATCAATAGCATTTTTAATTTGAAAATTTCTATTGTTGATCTGTCTCAATACACCATCTAGGTAATTAAGACATTGTTCTACATACTCTATTTTATATTGCAACTTTCTTACGTCATCGTCACCTTCTATAAACATATTAACA